CAGAACTTCTTTGGTTCCTTCGAGGTGATACAAATATTAAGTATTTGGTTGATAATGGATGTAATATTTGGAATGGCGATGCTTATAAGAACTATGTTGACACTGTTGATAAAATGTGGTTGAAATCTGGCATTGGGGATTTAGATGATATGATTTATGACAGACTACTGCTTGTTGTAGGGGATGAAATAAGACTTTTAACTCAAGAAGAATTTATCTATACAATTAAAGTAGATGATAAGTTTGCAAAGAAGTGGGGTGAGTTAGGTCCAATTTACGGTAAGCAATGGAGAAGTTGGGGGAGAAAAGGAAAGTATATGGTTAATGAAGATTTCAACTTTTCAAATGGAACTTTTACTCAAGTAGACCAAATCCAAAATCTAATCAATGACCTTAAAACAAATCCAGACTCAAGACGATTAATGGTTAATGCTTGGAATGTAGGAGAGATAGACCAAATGGTTCTCCCACCTTGTCATTATGGATTTCAAGTTTATACAAGAGAGTTGAGTGAGAAAGAAAGAATAAGCATTCTTCATACCAGACATGGAAATAAAGGTTATCATATAGAAGCAGGATTTAATATGTTAGACGAATATGATATCCCAACTAGAGCAATCTCTTTAATGTGGAATCAACGTTCTGTAGATACATTCTTAGGTTTACCATTCAACATTGCTTCTTATGGATTGTTATTAGAAATAATTGCAAAAGAAGTTAATATGGTTCCAGATGAATTAATTGGTAACCTTGGAGACGTTCATTTGTATTCAAACCATATTGAACAAGCTAAAGAACAAATTGGGAGAGAGTTAAGTAGAGAGGAACGATACAACCTAATGCCATCTATAACAAAACATTCAAAACAGAATATAGAACTGAGAAAGAGGATAAATAACTTTCAAGGAAATATTCCTGGAGTATCCTATCACGAAGAGTGGCTAGACTCCTTCAGCATTCCTAAAAGAACAAGAGAACCTTTTCCATTACCAACACTAAACATCAATACAGAATTCTGGAAGACACAAAGTGGAGAATGTGGAGTAGGTCCATTGGATACTAATTTACAAGGATTTGAAATAAGTGACTTCAAGATATTGAAATACAATTCTTGGAACTCAATCGTAGCACCCTTATCAAATTAACACAAAAATATAAAATTATGGAAAATTACAAAGCGGATTATATCAATCCAGAAACATTTGAAAAAACAGAAATAGAAACTAAAATTCCCGTTTCTTTAATAAAAAAAATACATTTAGATTTAACCACTTTAAGAGGTTATCTCGTAACACCTACATTAATTAATCCAGATGATAAGGATTCTGTTGTATTTGGTATTATGGATATGAGCGATAAAACAATGAAGTATAAGGTAACAATTTCACCCAACAATTAAAGCACCATTATCAAATTAAAAATATGTACAATCCAATTTCGGAATTAGGTAAGAAACAAAAAATCAAAGTAAGAAAAATTGTAAGAGATTACAACTCAGCATCTAAAAAAGAAATTTGGGAAGGAGTTAGAGACAATTTTACTTTTGGATTTCTAGGAGCAACTCTAATTGTATTCATTGCAACAAGAACAGATTTAGCAGTAATACTAAACTATTTACTGTATTACAACTTCATGGGTACTATTGTTAATAGACCCAAGTATGTAACAGAGTTAGGTAAGTTAATAGTATTTCCTTTCCCATCAGCTCTTGGAGCATTCACTGGATATAAATTAGGATACATCTTACTACAGTACATATGAATTTTATAATAGGACTAATTCTAGGAGTACTAGCACAAGTACTAACCTTCATACAACTTCAGGGACAATTCAAATACACTTGGATGAAAGAGCATCCTATTATCCTATCACTATTTGGAATACCTTTATCACTAATGTACATTGGAACAACCAAGTACATGGTAGATCACTTTAATGGTAACCTTTGGCCATCACGACTACTAGGATTTGCAATAGGAGCAATAGTATTTACTTTAATGTCTTGGATGTGGTTCAAAGAACCTCTCACAACTAAAACTCTAGTTTGTTTAGCACTAGCAGTTTGTATAATGTTAATCCAATTAATATGGAAATAAATTTGGAATCATAAAATAAAGTCCGTATATTAAATAAAAACAAACATATGAATAAATTTCAATCAACAAAGATCTCTAGTACCTCCAAACTCTAGTTTTTAGACTTCGGTACTATTTATTATAAAAAAGTATGTTTGTATATCTCACAGTATGTTTGTTTAATGGGAAGAGTTATGTAGGTAAGTACGAAGGACCGGAGTCTGATAATTATCTAGGGTCGGGTAAATTACTAAAAAGAGCAGTACAGAAGTATGGAAAAGATAACTTTACTAGAATTATACTAGAGAGATATTCTAACAAAGAAGATTGCCGAAGTGGAGAAGTAAAGTGGATAAAGTTGTTAAATGCTGTAGAAAGTAAGTTATTTTATAATATAGCAACAGGTGGAGAGGGAGGTAATACTTATGCAGGATTATCTCAAAATGAGATGGTAGAGTTACGGGTTAAACTAAAAAAGAGAGCCAAAAGGGAGCCACTAGTAGGAATGGTCAGTTATTTAGATCTATCAACAGGACTTAGAGGATCATGTTCTTTAGTAGAATTTAAACAAGATATTTTTAAAGTAGGAGCAAAGGCTAAGTACATATACACTACTCCTTTGGGTAACTACTCTTCATTACAAATTGCACATAGGGAGATAGGAATTGACATGAGTACATTGAGTAGAAGATGTACTAATCCAGACAAAGTAGTAACTGCAGTAACTGTAGCTGCAACTGATCATAAACTAAAAGAACATGATAGGATTTATATTGGTAAGACCTTTAGAGAAGCAGGGTACGGCAGTTATACGGTATCCGATATAATTGATAGAAATTTAATAGATTTACAAACTTTAAACATAAAAAAGTAGAATGGAAAAATTTAAAAGTAAAAAAAGGTACGAAGGATTTAGTACGGTATTTCGTCAATGGAAAGCAGATGATACGCACTGTTCGAAACTACATGGCTATGATATATACTTTGATGTTACTTTTCAAGGTGACTTAGACCATAGAAACTGGGTAGCTGATTTTGGAATTTTAAAAAGAGCAAAAACAAAGATTGATGGTATGAATGCAAAAGAGTGGATGGACTATATGTTTGACCACACTCTTATAGTATCTGAGGATGATCCTTTCTTAGAATCGTTTAAGAAAATGGATGAAGCAGGAGTAGCTCAAGTAAGAGTCTTATCGTTAATAGGAGCAGAGCAATTTGCAAAGTATATTTACGAAAAACTAGACGCATTTATACAGGAGGAAACAGCGGGTAGAGTACACGTTACTCAAGTACAATTTTTTGAAAACCATAAAAACTCAGCAATATATGGAGAGTAATTTAAAAAGAATTGAGGATTTCAATAAGACGCTTCCTATTATTGAATTGTATACAGCAGTTCAGAGTGAGGGAAGTAGAGCAGGCTATCCTACAGTAGTAATTCGCACCACTGGCTGTACTCACCGCTGCTATTTCGGAGAGGGAGGTTGGTGCGACAGTTGGTACAGTTCTATCCATCCAGAAAAGGGAAGTTACAAATTTCAAGATATAATTGATATGTACGATGCAAATCCTCACATCACAGAGATGATGCTAACAGGAGGATCACCTACAATGCATCCAGCATTAGTAAATGAATTAACACATTTTGCACATGAAAGACAGATATTTATCACTATTGAAACTGAAGGAAGTCATTATCTGGAGACTGACTATCCTATTAATCTACTTTCCATATCACCTAAGTTTAGTAACTCTGTACCTAAAGTCGGAGTACTTACGCCTCAAGGAGATGTTACGGATGAAAAAATGATTAAACAACATAATAAGTTTAGAATGAATTATGAAGCAATTGCTAAGATGATTACATTCCATTCTGATTATCATTTAAAACCTGTATGGGATGGAGAAGATGAACAATCTCTAGAAGAGATCCTAAGTTTCATTCACATGATGGATATTCCAGAAGACAAAGTATATTTCATGCCAGCTGGAGATACAAGAGAGGCTTTGTTCCAATCATATCCAAAACTATTTGATTGGGTTAGAGATAATGGATTTAGACTAACATGGAGGCCACACATCATCGCCTTCGAAGATAAAAGAGAAGTATAATGAGAAAAGCAAACACAGAAGAAGTATTAAGAACTCTCCATACTATATGGAAAAGTAAAAGAATGGATACTGTTACAGTAAAAAAACTTCTTAAAGAAGAGTATGATTTAGAGCTAACAGTTCTAGCAAACGGAGAAATAAAAGTACAATCACCAGACGGAAAAACTAAATATTCAATTAAATAAAAATCAAAATGACGTTACAAGACTTAATTATTTTAGCAGAAGACAGAGATCTTTCTAAATCATATCCTAAAGCAGATGGACTTTATATCTGGGATTACAAACTAATAGATGCTACAAACTTAGAATTAATTGTAAGCAATTCAAGCAAAGCAGGATTTAAAGACAAAGTATCAGTACAGGAATTAGTAGACTATGTTCTAGCAGAACTTCAAAATGATACAGTACAATTAGCAATAGGAGAGATTGTTATCACAGGAGTAGAAGGTGTTACAGTAGCAAAAGTATAGTATGAAGAAGTTGTTATTAGTAGTACTATTACCTTTAGTAGGATTTGGTCAACTAAAAGACAGTGTATATGTTAAGACAGATCTGTACGAAGTGATGTACTCTGAGACGTTGGAACAACCTCTATGGGTTAGGTACCAAGTACTTTGCACAGACGGTAAAGCATCCAGGAAAGGAATGGACTTTTACATAGACAAGAAGATCCATACATCAGATGCAAATGATTATGCAAACAATGTATACGATAAAGGACATTGTGCACCAGCAGCAGACTTTAATTGCACTAAGGAGATGTTATTTAAAACCTTCTCATACCTCAACTGCACTCTTCAGAATGAAAAATTAAACAGAGTTCAATGGAGATTGTTAGAAAATTATGAAAGAGATCTAGCAGTAACAGAAGGTCCAGTAAATGTTGAAATAAAAGTAATATTCAACAATAATCCTAGTAGAGTAAATGCAGGTGCAGCTATCCCTACAGCTTTCTATAAAAGTATAACAACAAGAAGTAGAAGACTTATATTCTTTTTTAAGAACGAACCACCCACTAAGCCTTCATTTATAAACTATAAAATAAATTAACATGGCACTAAAAGCAGACGGAAAAATATATCTAAGCTGGGATGATATTGAAACGCTAGTAAATCAACTATGTGAATGGATAGATAAATCTGACATTGAAATAACATCAGTAACTGGACTACAAAGAGGAGGACTAATCCCAGCAGTAATGATCTCACATAAATTAAACCTACCTTACGTATACTCTATTCATCCAACTACATTAGTGATAGATGATATTTGTGATACAGGAGAAACGTTAAATT